TGGGCGCGGCGTATGTTGCTCGGTCGGTTAACGCCGCCGACAACCGCATGGTTAACTTGTTTCCGGAAGCCGTGCCCGAGGGTGGCAAAGAACCCGGCTTCCTGAACCGTGCCCCCGGCCTACGTTTAGTAGCCACCGTGGGTAGCGGGCCTATTCGCGGCCTGTGGGCGCACGCGGGCTACCTGTACGTCGTGTCGGGCACGTCCTTCTACCAAGTGTCCAGCACCTACGTTGCCACGCTGAAGGGTACGGTCACCGGCACTGGCCCTGTGAGCATGGCGGACAACGGTACTCAGTTGTTCATCGCCTGCAACCCTGACGGGTTCATCTACAACTACAACACCGACGTGTTTGCCCAGATTACCGACCCTGACTTCTACGGGGCGGTGAACGTGGGCTACTTGGACGGTTACTTTGTTTACAACCAGCCCAACAGCCAAACGGTGTGGATTACCTCCCTGCTGGACGGCCTGTCGGTAGACCCGCTGGACTTTGCCTCCGCTGAAGGCTCGCCTGACGGGCTGGTGTCTCTCATCGTGGACCACCGCGAACTGTGGCTGTTTGGCACGGACTCGACCGAGGTCTGGTACAACTCCGGCGAGGCCGATTTCCCGCTGACCCGCATTCAGGGCGCTTTCAATGAAATTGGCTGCATCGCGCCGTACTCGGTTGCCAAGCTGGACAATGGCATCTTCTGGCTGGGTGCTGACGCTCGCGGGCAGGGCATTGTCTACCGCGCCAACGGCTACACGGGACAGCGCGTTTCTACTCATGCTATTGAGTACGCCATCCAGTCTTACGGCACTATCTCGGACGCCATCGCTTATACCTATCAGCAGGAAGGCCACGCATTTTATGTGCTGACCTTTCCAACTGCGGGCAAGACGTGGGTATACGACGTGGCGGTCAACGCCTGGCACGAACGTGCTGGGTTTCTGAACGGCAATTTCCTGCGCCACCGCAGCAACTGCCACGCCTCGTTCAACAACTACCCGCACGTTGGCGACTACCAAAACGGCAAGATTTACGCGCTGGACCTGTCTGTCTACGCGGATGACAGCGTGCCGCAAAAGTGGCTGCGGTCGTGGCGGGCGTTGCCTACGGGCCAGAACGACCTGAAGCGCACTGTGCAGCACTCCTTGCAGTTGGACTGCGAGACGGGCGTGGGGCTGAATGCCGGTCAGGGGTCGCTGCCGCAGGTGATGATGCGGTTCTCGGATGACGGAGGTCACACTTGGTCAAACGAACGGTGGGTCAGCGTCGGAGCAATTGGCACTTACAGCACCCGCGCTATCTGGCGTCGCCTCGGCATGACCACCAAACTGCGCGACCGCGTGTACGAAATTTCCGCAACGGACCCAGTTAAGACCGTGATTATGGGTGCTGAACTCATCCTAAGCGGCACCAATGCCTAGCAACCCGCCTGACGTTACCCAGATACCCGCCCCGCGTGTTGACTTCATCGACAAGCGCACGGGGCTGATGGCGCGTGAGTGGTATCGGTTTTTCGTCAACATTTACAACCTAGCGGGCGGCGGCAACAGCAGCGTCTCGCTGGATGACTTGCAGGTTGGGCAGGTAGGCGGCGGGTCGCTGGACTCCATTGCTGAAATGATGAAGACGCTACAGGAACTGGAACTCCAGCCGCCTGTAGTGCCGTCCAGCGGGACTGGCACGACCTATTCTGTCTTCACCTCCACGACCAACGGCCTTGCGCCAGCGTCGGGCGGCGGTACAACCAACTACCTTCGCGCTGACGGCACTTGGGATGTCCCGCCTGGTACGGGTGGTGTCACCTTTGCCAACCCAACGGCTTCGGTTGGCCCTACGGCTACCAACGGCACGGCAGTTACCGCCATGCGGTCGGACGCTGCGCCAGCCATAAACCTGACGGCAAACTACACCTTTACCGGGCAGTGGACCTTTAGCCGCACCGGCACGACCTCGGCTCTGCAAATTTACGCTAACAGCACAAATTGGCAGTGTGTAGCAGGGTTTTCTGGGTCTGCCGAGTTTCTGATTAACGCGGTTAGTTTTTCAGGCGCTCCGTCTATTGGCCTTGCTGTTGGCAACAACCGTTACCTGCAAGTCACCGCTGGCAACGTAGATATCCAACTTGGCGCTACGCTTACGGTCGCCAGCACCAGCGTCCGCGACGGCGCTATCCTAACTTCGGGTACGGTTGCTGCTGCCCGCCTGCCGTCTTTTGGCACGGCTGCGGCGGGTATCGTTCCTGCCTCCGGTGGCGGCACCACTAACTTTTTACGGGCCGACGGCACTTGGGCGGTCCCCTCGGGCGGCGGCGGCACGACGGTCAACACCGGGTCGGCTACCATCAACTTCGGCACGGCCCCAGGCTCCAACGAGGCGTCCGTGGCGGTGACCGGCCTGACCACCATCCTTGCCACCAGCAAGGTGCAGGCGTGGGTTATGGCAGACGATACTAGCGTGGACCACACGGCTTCGGACCACCGGTACTTTCCAGCCCTTGCGGCGCTGTCCTGCGGCACGCCAACGGCAGGAACAGGGTTTACAATCTATGGCAGGTCCACCCAGAAACTGACTGGCGCATGGACAGTTCGTTACCTTTGGGTGGACTAAGGAACCTATATGGCACTTGACGTAGTTAACACAGGGAATCTGGACGCGGGCAGCAACATCAAGGTTGCATTGTCCCAAGACCCCGATTACACGGGTGGCGTCCGCATCTTCTCTGAAAACGACACCGGAGACGTTACCGGCTCGCCATACCTTCAATCGCCCGAGACGGACGATGACTACCGGCTGCGTGTGGCGCAGGAGAACGTCCTTGACGAAGAGACGTTTAACTACATCGGGCAGAACACCGGTAAAGCTCTCTACCGAAATGCCACGATGTCGGCGTCGTGGACGGCAAACGGGTTGCAAACCAATTCCGGTAGCATCACTACGTTAAACACGGGCCTAACGTACCAAACTTACGCCTTTTTTGCGATGCACGGTTTGGCTAGCGTATACGTTGCTACCAACGCCTCGTTTAGCGTTAGCACTTTTCCAACCAACACCACCATCGACTTTGGCGCGTTTTTAAATGGCACAACGACCCCTTATGCCCCGACGGACGGCGCGTACTTTCGCGCAAACTCGGCGGGTCTGTTTGGCGTCATCAATTTCAACGGCACGGAAACCGTAGTTGGCCCGTTTGTATCCTCTTTTGGCGGTGCCAACTGGGCACCAGTTATCGGCAACAAGTACGGTTTTATCATTGTCATTAGCGAAGCCTACGTTGAGTTTTGGATTGACAATCAGCTCATGGGCGAAATTGCTACGCCCGTAGCGCAGGGCCAGCCATTTCAGGCCGCTTCGTTGCCATTTGCGGTTCGTCACGCCATAGGTGGTGTTGCGGCTTCGGCGGCAATGCAGTTCCTTTTGTCGGACTACTCCATTTCTGTTGGCGGACCTGCTTTCAGCGACCGTCTGTCCGTCATCGGCAACCGTCTGTACGGCTCGTACCAAGGCTTGTCGGGCGGCGCAATGGGTTCGCTTGCAAGTTACGCCAACAGTACCAACCCAACTTCGGCGGCAGGCTCCAACACCTCCTCCAACGTATCGGGTTTGGGCGGTCAGGGCGCTATCAACGCCGCTGCTGCCGCCGCTACCGACTTCATTATGTGTGGATATCAGAACCCGCCAGGCTCGGTAACTGTGCAGGGGCGGCGATTGGTTGTGCGTGGCGTAAAGATTTCCTGCGCCAATTTGGGCGCTGCGGTTGCCACTACGGCAACAACAATCGCCCTGTCACTGGCGTTTGGGCATACCGCGGGCGCTTTGAATACCTCAGAAGGCGCAACGACCAAGGCCCCCCGCCGCATTCCGCTTGGCATGATGTACTGGAACGTCGGCGCACCCATTGGCGCTACGCCGCAGAACGGCGACGTGTACATGAACTTTGACTCTCCGGTTTATGTGAACCCCGGTGAGTTCATTTCCACCGCAATGAAGTTCATCGTTGGCACGGCGACTGCCTCGCAGTCCATTTGGTATCACGTCACCTTCGACTACGGCTGGGAGTAAATCATGGCTGTCGCACTTTCCCCCGTCGCTGGCGCTGGCTGGCAGTTTTTCGACAACTCCGGCGCAGTGCTGACCGGCGGTCTGCTGTACACCTACACGGCAGGTACAACTACCCCCGTCACCACCTATCAAGACTCGGCAGGGTCGGTTGCCAACGCCAACCCCATCGTGCTGGACTCCGTGGGCCGCGTCTCCGCGCAGGTTTGGCTGACGACGGGCGCTGCGTACAAGCTGGTCCTAAAAACCTCCACCGGCACAACCCTGTGGACGATGGACAACCTGCGGGGCATCAACGACGTTTCTGCCATTGCCTGGGCGGCCATCACCGGCACGCCGACCACCCTCGCGGGTTACGGTATTGCAGACGGCATCACTGCCGCTACGGCGGCGGCTACCTACGCCCCGCTGGCCTCGCCCACCTTCACGGGTACGGCGTCCGCCAAGGACGAACTGGCTAACACCTACAACATCGGCTGGCGCGACTGCCCGCAGAACTCGCAGGGCGCTAACTATCAGTTGGTGCTGGCAGACCGTGGCAAGCAGGTGCTGATGAATGGCACGTCCCTGACGCTGACCATCCCCGCCAACGGCACGGTGGCTTTTCCCATTGGCACGACCATTATGGTGGTCAACACCAACACCACCTCGCTGTCTATTGCCATTACGACGGACACCATGACGCTGGCTAACAGCACCACGACTGGCACCCGCACCTTGGCCCGTAACGGCATGGCGACCCTGACCAAAATTGGTTCGACCAACTGGCTGATTTCTGGCTCGGGTCTGACCTAATGAGTGGCATCCTCGCCGGGCTGGGGCCGTACAGCAGTGCCGCTGCCAACACGTTTGACTTCACCACGGCGGGGGCTGGCACCCTGACCATCCCCTCCGGCTACACCACCTGCATCGTGCAGGCTTGGGGTGGCGGTGGCGGTGGCGGTAACGGCTTTACGGACGGCATTTCCGACCAAGACGGCGGTGGCGGCGGCGCGGGTGGGTACAGCAAATCTAGCCTGACCGTCACGGGTGCAGGTGGACAAACCATCCTGTACACTGTAGGCGCAGGCGGCACGGGCGGTGGCACAGGTTCCAACGGCAACCCAGGCACGCTGTCCAACGCCTACAGCGGCACCTTTACCCTGACCACCCTGACCGGTAACGGTGGGGCTGGCGGGCAGCGAGGAGCGTCTGGCGGGGCTGGTGGCGCAGGAGGCACGGCGACGGGCGGCACGGTTACCAACACGACGGGCGGCAACGGCGGCACACCTGCTGGCGGCACCCCGGTGTCAGGCGACGGTAGCCTTGTTGGCGGTGGCGGTGGCGCTGGTGGCGCAGGGCCGATAAACGGCACCGGCAGTAACGGTTCCGTGGGCCGCATCCGGTTCGTGTTCAGTTAAGGAGTGAACATGGTAACTTTGTTTGGGCTGATTGCGCTGGCTGCGTTTGCCTACTTCGCCTATGTGCTTTGGTATGTTCCCCGTGGAACATCCAAGGGTGCTGGCGGCAGCAAGCCTGACGACCACGCCAAGGCGGACAAGCAGTGACCGTCACGATTAAGGTGCTGATTCCGTCCAAGGTGGCGGAGGCGGCTCAGACCACCCAGTACACCGCTGGCGGGGTCAAAACCATCATCGACAAGTTCACGGCGACCAATTACTCGGCGTCGGCGGCTACCCTGTCGGTAAACCTCGTCACCCAGTACGACTCCTCCGGCAACCAGAACCTGACCGTGAAAACGAAGTCGCTGGCGGCTGGTGAGACGTACACCTTTCCCGAGATTGTCGGTCACTACCTAGAGTCGGGCGGGTACATCTCGACCATCGCGGGTACGGGTTCGGCTATCAACATCCGCGCCAGTGGGCGGGAAGTGACGTGAGCCACCGGGAGTCACTAGCGGTGCATTTTGGGCGGCTGGAGTTGCCGCCGGATGCCGCTGCGTGGCTCCTGAACTTGTGGGACGTGATACAGGTGTTTGACGACCTGTACGACCGCGATGAGGTGTCGCGGCACACCGTTCTGACGACCGTATGGCGGGTGCTGGTATCCATGCCTGCCAACCCGTTCTACAAGGCTAATGAGCCGCACTTGTCGCCCGTTATCGCCAACGCCCTGTTCAAGTGGCAAGCGGCTAATGTGGCAGAGGATGACAACGCGCCTACGGAGATTTCCTTTGTGTGGCGTGCTGCGTTTTACGATGTTGTGTTGATGGTAGTCGCGCTTTGTCACGGCCCCGACAAGGCACTTGAAATGGCACACGATGTGATGGGGCTGTACGGCGAAAAGTACGCCGACTACCTGAAGGAGTTTGACTATGCCTAATCCGGTATTGGCGGTAACAGCGGCATCTAGCGTTGCTAGTTCTGCTATGGGTTCCAGCGCGGCAAAGAAAGCCGCCAAAGCGCAAGCTGCTGCTGCCGAGGCAGACCGCAAACTTCAGCAGGAAATGTATTACGACCAAGTGGCGCGGCAAGAGCCGTTTCGCCAGGCGGGCCTTACTACTCAGGCTGAGTTGCTGCGGCAGATGGGCCTAGGTGGCGATGCCACTTCGCAAGGCTACGGCAATATGCTGCGCGACTTTACGATGGCTGATTACCAAGCAGACCCCGGTTACGCCTTTCGCTTGCAGGAAGGGCTGAAGGGTCTTGACCGCCAAGCGGCTGCGCGCGGGGGCATGATTTCTGGCGCTGCTCTTAAGGCTGCGCAGCGGTACGGGCAGGAAATGGGTTCGCAGGAATACCAGAACGCCTACAACCGTTACAATCAAGACCGTAATGCCCGATACAATATGCTGACGGGTCAGCAGGCCGTAGGTCAGAACGCCACCAACCAAGTTGGACAGGCATCGCAAAACTACGCCAACCAAGCAGGCGCTGCAATTCAAAACGCTGGCGCTGCCCGCGCTTCCGGCTACATGGGTCAGGCCAACGCACTGGCTGGCGGTCTGGGTCAGATTGCCAACGCCTACAGCCAGCAGCAGATGCTGGACAAGGTTTTGAACTCGAGTGGATATGGCACTGGCGGATACGGTGGCTCTAACCCCTTGCCTGGATATCCCAAGTCCGTGCTGTTTGACCGAATCCTTGGCTCTGCGTCTGGCGGAGGCATCTAATCATGGCAATTGACCCTCGCATTGCAATGGGCTTTCAAGCGCCGCAGATTGCGTCGCCTATGGACCTTGCCCAAAACGCTTTTGCCCTAAAAGGCGCTATGCAGCAGAACGCGCTTGCTGAAGCCAAGATGGCTGAGATGCAGCG